ATAAAAAATTAAGCTTTACCTTGTTACAATTTAAGCGGTAACAAAAATTAATACCTAAAAATTCCTAAAGGTTACCCCAAAATACTCCCAAGCTTTATTGATTAATATTCAGGGGATATATCAGGGGGGTACGCAGGGGTACAGGGTACACCATATATATATATATACGTACACACCAGAAAATCCCCAATATCCCTGTAAACTACCTAGTGGCCATATTTTAGGATATATATAAGGTATATATTCTATATATGCTCCCGACAATATTCCCAGGAATACCCTAGGGGGTACCTATATATTTAGCTATATTATATATATAAAACCCCCCGTGTAACCTATAGTTACATTATACACATTATTTCCACTTTTGTCTACTGCCAAATTGTCGCACCTACTAAATTACTTGAAATAATCCTTGACAAAAGTCTAATTTATGTGTATAATAGAATCAGATGCACTTTAAAAGGACACACGTACACATTCGCATGCACGCATGCCACAGAGGTCATCACTAAACTGCATCTATATTATTAGGGAGTTCCTAGGATTCCCTTATTAATACAGTTTAACAGACAAAATAGTATGATGCTTAAAGAAAATATACCTTTTAAAGAAATAATGGAGATAATAAATGCAAGACATGGGTTCTTCTATAACAAAGACTCAAAAAAGAAACTTAACAGACATGCAGGAAAAGTTTCTAGACGTATTATTCGGGGAAGCACAAGGAAATCCACGGGAAGCAGCTAAGATAGCTGGCTACTCTGAGCATAGCTATCCCAAAGTTATACGTAATCTTAAAAAAGAAATAACAGAATTAGCGGAAAATCACTTATCTACACATTCTGCACGAGCAGCCACTAGGTTAACTGCCTTACTAGACGAAGACGGCACCACACCACAGGCAAGTATTCGTCTAGCAGCTGCTAACTCTGTATTAGACAGAGTAGGAATTGTAAAAAAGGATCAATTAGATATAAATATGAGAGCTATGCATGGAATATTTATATTACCAGCAAAAGATAAACCTAAGGAGTCTATTGTAACTCCTGTAGAGGATTAATATGTCAATAAAAGAATCAACAGTAAAAAAGAATTACTCTAATATACATCCTAAAAATAAAAATATTAGGGTGGCTAAAGGACCAGAAGATTATGAGGAAGATCCTAGAAGCGTTATGGAAATTATGAGAGATGAATTTGGTACAACTTGGGAACATCAATTTGAAGATGAGTTTATGAAACCTGAAGCAAAAAAGAAAAAACCAAAAAAGAAAAAGAAAAAACGTGCTTAAAAAAAGAGCTAGAGTAGTTCCATTTGGTTTTAAACAATCACAGGACTCTAGCTATTTAGAACCAATTAAAGAAGAATTAGATGCTCTTACGCAAGCACAAGAATATTTAAAGACTTGTTCCTTAAGAGAGACTGCCAGATGGGTACATAGGAAAACAGGAAGATATATATCACATGTCGGACTTAAAAAAAGACTTAATCGAAATAGCACCACCGAAACCGAAGCAGGTAGCCCAGAAGAAAGCCAAGAGGTCAGTCAAACAGATTCTAATTCGCAGTCGTAAGAAAGTTGCAAAGGCAGAACAGTCTTTAATTTCTGCTAAAAGATCTGCAGAAAATACTAAAAGTAAATTGTTAACTATTGATAAAGCTTTAACAGGAAAAGAGACACAACTACTTACAGAAGATATAATTGAAAGTGCACCTAAAACAGTAAAAGAGCATATAAACCAGCAAGATGTAATCTTTAGACCTAATAATGGTCCACAGACAGAATTTCTTGCAGCTCCCGAAAGAGAAGTATTCTATGGGGGAGCAAGAGGAGGTGGAAAATCCTATGCTATGTTGGTAGATCCTTTAAGATACTGCCACAAAGAAACACATAGAGCACTTCTTATTAGACGGACAATGCCAGAGTTAAGAGATTTGATTAATCATTCTCAAAGACTATACTCGAAAGCATTTCCAGGAGCAAAATGGAGAGAACAAGAAAAAGAGTGGAGATTCCCTTCAGGAGCAAAGATAGAGTTCGGTTACGCAGAGAACATGACAGACGCTTTACGTTACCAAGGGCAATCTTACACATGGATAGGAATAGACGAACTACCACAATATCCTTCGCCAGATATATATAATTTTTTAAGATCATCTTTACGATCAGTTGATACTGAGATTCCAGTTTATATGAGAGCAACAGGGAATCCAGGCAATATAGGTTCACAATGGGTACGTGAAATGTTCGTGGACCCCGCTGTGCCTAATTTTGCCTTTGATATTAATATAGATACACCTAATGGCAATAAAGTAATTACAAGAAGATTTATACCAGCAAAACTTCAAGATAATCCTTATCTAATTCAGACAGATGATTATTATGTTATGCTGGCATCGTTACCAGAAATACAAAGAAAACAATTTTTAGATGGAGATTGGGATGCATTCGAAGATTCAGCGTTTCCTGAATTTAGTAAAAGTATACATGTGGTTGATCCCTTTGAAGTGCCTAAAGGTTGGCAGAAATTTCGTGCTGCAGACTGGGGTTACAGTTCTCCTGCTTGTGTTCTTTGGTTTGCTATTGATTATGATAATAACTTATGGATATATAGAGAATTATATACCCAAAAAATTACGGCAGATATTTTTGGACGAAAAGTCCTAGAGCTAGAACACGGAGAATATGTACGCTATGGGGTCTTAGACGCTAGCACATGGGCAAAACGAGGTGATATAGGTCCAAGCATCGCAGAAACAATGATTCAAACAGGATGTCGTTGGAGGCCTTCTGATAGAACACCTAAAAGTAGAATTAGTGGTAAGTTAGAAATTCATAAAAGATTAAAGATTAGTGACGATAAGAAAAAGGAACCAGGATTAAGAATTTTTTCTACTTGTAGAAATTTAATTAGAACATTACCTCTTTTACCATTAGATGATAATAATCCTGAAGATGTTAATACACATGTAGAAGACCATGCTTATGATGCATTACGATATGGCTGCATGAGTAGACCTATGCATACAAGTTACGCAAATAGATTTAATAGAACTCCTAAACCACAATTCCAACCTGTCGATAGAATATTTGGATATTAATTTATATTATACAAGGAGTTAAGTGAAGAAAAATAAACTACCTATTATAGATAAAAAGAATTTTCCTTATACACTAGTAATGGTATATTGGGAAGATATAGTTGGAGATGTAGCTTGGGCAGATATCACTGATATTAAAAAATCTAAAACTGCAGTATGCTGTAGTGTTGGATGGTTGGTATCACATACAAGTAAAACAAATGTTGTTATGGCTGATTTTATATTTGAAGATAGTGGTAAAATAAAACAAGGCGGTGGATATACAACTATTCCAACAAAGAATGTATTGTCAATTAAAAAAATAAAAATATAGGAGAAACCCATGGCAAGAAAAAAGAAAACAAGAACAGTATCAGATGTCATTGAGGATATCAGAGAGCTACATGAAAAGGAAGAAGACTTTTTAATGGAACTTGAAGATTTAACTGACGAATCTGATATTGATGAAGGAGATGAAGACTAATGACTAGAGCAACAGGAATTTGGAAAGCACTTCCAAAAAATTTTAAAAAGCAACAACGTGGTTATGACCAGTCGTTTACTTTACCGAAAGGAACATCTGCAGCTCCAATTATGCAAGCTCAAGCTAAACCACCTAAACTAAAAATAAAATTAAGTAAAACAGATGATGCATTTTTAGCTGGTTCTGCTGCTGGGGTAATTGTTACTTCTGAAATTAACAAATCAAAGAATGAGAAAAAAAATAAATTTTTTGGGCATACTAGTCATATAAACAAAAAAAGAAAATAAATACGAAGGAGATGAATAATGGAAAATAAATTTGACCCAAATGCTAAAGTAAAACAAGGAGATCTTGGTTCAGCACTTGATGGCAAACAGCCAAATCAGGCACCAACCAATATTGATTTTGATAAACATGCACCAGGTAAAGGTAAGTCTAAAAATTATTTAGATTTAGAAAAGAGTGGTGAGTATTTAACTAAATCAGGTAAAGAGCATGTACAAGATTCACTGTTTAAATTAGCAGATGAAAAAGATTATTAATAAACAATTAAGGAGATAAAAATGCCAGAAGGATATGGATACCCAAAAGGTGAAGCAATTTTAGGAAAGATTAAACAAGGTGAACTTGGACCTGATGTTGCTAAAAGACCTAATGAGAAATTAAATATGAACCCTAATCAAAAAGTTAAACAGGGTGATTTAGGTAATGCACCAGACGGACCAGGAAAAAAAGAAAAAGTAGATGGCTCTATTTTTAAGAAAGCAGAAGTTAGAGATTACTAATGTCTAAAGAAGATTCAAATAATAAAAAATATAAAAATCGTACTGAAGATAAAACTATTAAAGTTGCTAATGCAAAAAGTTTTATAAACGCAGGAATTCAAGGATTTTATAGAGCTAATCCTGCTTTTATTCTTTCTAACAAACTTAGAGATAAACTTAGTACTTCTATTCTGAAAAAATTTAAGAAAAAATAAAGAGGAAATTAAAATGGCAATCAGGCCTGATAAAGATGTTCTTAATGAGCATGCTAAATTTACTAAATTTGATAAATACAGACAAAAACCTGGAGTAATGGAAGTAGCTGATATATCTCAACAAGATATTGGTGCAAGAAAAATGAGAGGTTTTAAAAAGTATAATCTTGAAACTTTAAAAGAATTAGGTATTGTTAATCCTACACTTACAGAAGATGAATTAGAACAATTAAAAAAATCTAAAGATGTAGAGCCTACAGGACAATTCAAAAAAACATAATTAAATGGCAGATAAACCATACACAGAAGAATATCATCCACTAGTTGGATATATTAGAAATAGATTTCAACAAACAGAAACTTCTAGATTATATGATGAAAAACGTTGGTTAAAAGCTTATAGAAATTATAGAGGACTTTATGGTCCTGAAATGGCTTTTCGTTCCAATGAAAAGTCAAAAGTATTTGTTAAAATAACAAAGACTAAAGTACTTGCTTCATTTGGACAAATAATAGAAGTTTTATTTGCTCAAGGTAAATTTCCACTAGGGGTATCCCCTACATCAGTACCAGAAAATATAGCAGAAAAAGCACATTTAAATCCTAAACAACAACAGCAGCAGCAACCACAACAACAACCTGATCCATATGGATTTAATGGTGATGGTGCAAATATTCCACCAGGTGCAACTGTAAATGATTTAATGAAAAATTTAAATCAGGAATATGAAAATTTAGGTTTTGAAGAAGGCCCATCTAGTACAGGTACTCCACAGATAGAGCCTGCAAGAATGGCTGCAGAACAAATGCAAAAACTGATACATGATCAGTTAGAAGAAAGTAAAGCTATTACAATTATGCGTCATATATTTTTTGAAATGGCATTACTTGGAACAGGAATTTTAAAAGGACCTTTTACAGATTCAAAAGAATATAATTTATTTTCTACTGCAGAAGATGATGAAGGTAATGTTCAAAGGATTCATGCAACTAAAGTTAAAGCTGTACCTTCAATTGAAGCAATTAGTTGTTGGGATTTTTATCCAGATCCAAATGCAACAAATATTAATGATTGTGAATATGTAATTCAAAGACATTCTTATAATAAAGCACAATTTGAAAACTTAGGGAAAAAACCTATGTTTAATTCTGAAGCTATTCAAGAATGTTTAGAGATGGGTCCTAATTATCAAACAAGAGGATTTGAATCTTCTTTATATGATAAAGAAAATATTACAAATATTTATAAAAATAGATTTGAGATATTAGAATATTGGGGTACTATAGATAAAAAAACTGCAGATGAATGTGGTTTAGTATATAATACTAATTCAGATGTAATACATATTAACGCATGGGTATGTGGTAATAAAGTTTTAAGATTAATAGAAAATCCATTTACACCAGTTAGACTACCATATTTAGTATGCCCATATGAATTAAATCCTTATCAATTTTTTGGAATTGGTATTCCAGAAAATATGGAAGACTCACAACAAGTTATGAATGGCCATGCAAGAATGGCAATTGATAACTTAGCACTTGCAGGTAATTTAGTATTTGATGTAGATGAAACTATGTTAGTACCTGGTCAAGATATGAAAGTATTTCCTGGTAAAATATTTAGAAGACAAAGTGGTCAACCAGGAGCAGCAATACATGGATTAAAATTTCCTAATACTGCATATGAAAATTTACAAATGTTTGATAAGTTTAGACAGTTAGCAGATGAAGCAACTGGTATACCTTCGTACTCACATGGTGCAACAGGTGTACAATCTACAACTAGAACAGCAGCAGGCATGTCAATGCTAATGGGTGCTGCAGCACTAAGTATTAAAACAGTAATTAAAAATATTGACGACTATTTATTAAAGCCCCTAGGTGAATCATTATTTCATTGGAACATGCAATTTAATGACGACTCTCCACATATAATAGGTGATCTAGAAATCAAAGCACAAGGCACTGCTTCTTTGATGCAAAAAGAAGTAAGATCTCAAAGATTAATGACATTTATGCAAACAGCATCTAATCCTGCACTTGCACCATTTGTTAGATGGCACACATGTTTAAAAGAAATAGCTAAATCTTTAGATATTGATCCTGATCAATTAATCAACGATCCAGATAAAGCTGCGATCTATGCACAAATAATGGGAATGGCAAATGGAAATCAAAACAATACTGCCGCTACTGGAAGACAAGACCAAATGGGACAGACTAGCCCAGTACCTCCAGGAGCTTCGCCAACAGATCCAACAGGAGCTGGAGGTGGCAACATCGGTACAGGTAATGCACCAATGCCAGGGGAAGCTGGCTTTAGTGCGGCAAATACTCAACCTAGAAGAGGCGAACAAACGCAATAAAACTAAATATTAATATATGACAATACAAACTTGGGACCCTAATAGAATTGGTGGTGGCACCATTGAATTAATACAAGATCCTACTACAGGTATTTTTACAACAAATGAAGTTGGATTTGTAAAACTTCCTGATTTAACTTTACCTGCAATAGATCAAGCACCTTATGATGCACCTGCTCCAGACCCAGATCCAGATCCAGATCCAGATCCGTGTCCAGATGGATATAAATTAGTTGATGGGGTATGTCAACTTATTAATACATCCGATAGGGATGGTGATGGTGATGGTAGATATGGCTATGGTCCAAATATACCTGATACATATTATGATACTCGTACACAAAAGATGTTAGAGAAAGCAGGTGGAACTTATCCTGGAGGATATCATTCAGCAGAAGGTGGTTTTGAATATACAGGAACTCCTCCATATTTAGACATCGATAGAGACACTCAGCCTACCCCCCCTGGTTCAGGTATTAAAGTTGAAAATATAGGTAATGATCCAGAACAGAATTCAGCATTAGCCTCATATAATCAATCTCTAAAGGTTTATAATGATGCTATTGCTAAAGCAAATAGATCATCCAACCCTAATGAAAATAAAAATGTTGATGAGGCAAAAGCCTTAGTTGATCAAAATAGAAAATTTTATGAAAAATCTATTGCTCCAGGAGGATTATTTTTTGAAGGTATTATACCTGATGCACCTATCGGAGATTTTTCACGAGGGCCTAGAACAATTTCCACAGGCAAAGTACCAAACTATGGCATCTCTGATCAACCAACAAAAGGCACACTAGTAGGAGATCAATTTTTTCCAGATATACTAACAACACCTGATTTGAAAGGAGTAAAAGAAGTAGGAAAAAATTTAATTACTACAAAATTAAAAACTAATGTTAAAGAACTATTTGAGAAGGGTAAGAAGAGTTTAAAAATAGTGCCAGTAACTGTAAGACTAATAGGTGGAGCACTTGATGCACTGTTTGGAGTTACTGACGAAGATAGAAGGAAACAAACTGAAAATAAAAATGCATTAACTTCTTC